CTCTGATTTACAGACGACCATCGCTGGTTATCTGGCCCGTTCAGACCTGACCACACAGATTCCAGACTTCATTCGTTTGGCAGAGACTCGTTTGCGCCGTGATCTGCGTATTCGTCAGATGCTCAAGTCTGTCACTACTTCCACTGTTGCGGCTGACAGCACTGTTGAACTGCCAAGCGACTTCCTTGATGTGCGTGATCTGATAATCAGCGGAAACCCTCCACAACCGCTGAACTACGCAAGCCCTTCTGCGTTCAGCCGTAACACCCGGACATGGGAATCAGGCAAGCCACTGGACTACACAGTCTTGGCTAATGACTTCCAACTCGCTCCAGTTCCTGACGCTGCATATACAGTTAAGTTGCTGTATTTTGCGGCTCCCACATTCTTGAGCGATTCCAATACAAGCAATGTTTTCTTGGCAAATACGCCTGATGTTTTGCTTTATGGCTCTTTGCTTGAAGCCGAGCCTTACTTGATGAACGATGCCCGAATCAACACATGGGGAACTATGTTTGATCGTGCGCTCGCGTCAATTATCCGTTCTGACGAGCAAGGTCAGTATTCAGGCGTACCGCTTGCAATCAAAACAACTCTGTGAGGTAAATCATGGCTGAAATGTCTAACTACTTAGAGAACGCACTGATTAATGCGACTCTCCGCAACACTTCCTACACAACTCCAACGACTGTGTATTTGGCTCTTTACACTGACGATCCTACAGATGCCGACACTGGCACTGAAGTAACTGGTAACGGCTACGCTCGTCAATCCATTACATTTGGTGCGCCTTCTAACGGCGTGTCTACCAACACTGCCGCGATTGAATTCCCTCAAGCCACTGGCTCTTGGGGGACTGTCTCTTATGTTGGCATCCGTGACGCATCTACCTCTGGTAACTTGCTGTATCACACTGCCTTGGACGCATCTAAAACGATTGCAACTGGTGATGTTTTCCGTGTTGCTATTGGCTCACTTAGCGTGACATTTGCATAATGGCTGACTTGCTCCCACCGTGGACGATAGACAGTCTTGACCAGCTAAAGGCTAGTCTTGATGATCTGACGCTCACGCTGGATAGCAATCTCTACATAACATCTGTCACAAGATGGGATGCCGCTGGTAGCGTATCTGCAAGCGCATCTGTCTCGGCTTCTGCCAGTAGGATTCAGTCTGCTTCTGCGTCTGTAACGGCAACCGCATCTTTCTCTGCATCTGGGATACAAGTTGAATATGGGGCGGCAAGCGTTACTTGTTCTGCCTCTGTTTCTTGTGCTGGCTCGATTGTTCAAGAAGCAACGGCACAGATTGAAGCGACTGCAACTGTTTCTGCACTTGGTGGCTTTTATGCTAATGGCTCTGCCAGTGTCGACTGCCCTGTTGACTTCTCGGCTAATTCTTCTGTTGTGTTTGATTTTTCAGCAAGCGTTACTGCTTCTGGCACTGTCTCATGCAATGGTGTAAGGATTGGTGATAACTGGTCAAACATTGTGATGGATGACAACACATGGACTGTTGTATCTAGTTCAAACAACACTTGGACACAGCAATCAAACGGAAATAACACATGGCTACTACAAAACTAACATTTGGCGAATGGATGCCAGATCAGCCGGGGATTTCTGGCGCATTGACTGATGCCAAGAATGTTGTCTCTCAAGCGATTGGCTATGGGCCTTTGCCTAGTGCCGCCACATTCTCTGCCGCTGCCGCTGAGAACTTGACAACGCTTGTTGCTGGCAAGACACCAACAAACACAACCAAACTGTTTGCCGCTGGATCAACCAAGATTTACGATGTTTCTGGCATTGGTGCGCTGACTGATGTTTCAAAGTCTGGTGGTTACACGCCTAACTCAAACAATGACCGTTTCCGTTTTACTCAGTTTGGCAATGTGATTATTGGGACAAACAACAGTGACCCAATGCAAGCCTATACATTGGGAACATCTACGGCTTTTGCTGATCTTGCCGCCTCTGCGCCTGTTTGCAAGTATTTGACTGTTGTGCGTGACTTTGTGGTCACTGCGTTTACAACTGAATCAAGCACTGTTTACCCTGCCCGTGTTCGCTGGTCTGGTATCAATGCCGAGATTTCTTGGGGTTCAAGCCAAGTAACGCAAGCCGATTACCAAGACATTCCTGATGGCGGTCAAATTGTTGGCATCCGTGGTGGTGAATTTGGCTTGGTGTTTTTGGAAAAAGGCATCTCTCGCATGAGTTATGTTGGTACGCCTTTCATCTTCCAGTTTGACAACATCTCTCGCGGTAAGGGCTGTATTGCCGCTGGCTCGATTGCACAAACCCAAGGCGTGTCGTTCTTCCTGTCGGACGATGGCTTTTATATGTGTGATGGTCAGCAAGTTCTGCCGATTGGCGCTGAGAAGGTGGATCGCTGGTTCTTCACCAATGCTGACGAAAGCGCATTTGATTCCATGAGCGCGGCTGTTGACCCTGTTCGCAAGCTGATTATCTGGAACTTCAAGACCACATTTGCACAGCGTCAACTCATCATTTACAACTTCAAGACTCAGAAGTGGACTTATGGCAATGCTGGCGCTGATTACATCTCAGATGCTTCAACATCTGCAACAACGCTTGAGAACTTGGATTCTATTTCTGCCAGTATTGATGCTCTGCCTGTAAGCCTTGACTCAATTCTTTACATGGGTGGCAAGTATTTCCTTGGCGGTACTTCTGGCGCTTATGTTGTTACATACAACGGGTCACCCGCTACTGGTCAACTGATTACAGGCGATATAAACGCTGGTGGGCGCTCGGTGGTGACATTGGCTAGACCTCAGATAGATAACGGCTCTGCGACTGTTTCCGTGGCTTCTAGAACGCTTTTAAACCAAGATTTGACCTTTGGTACTGCTGTTGCGGCTGATTCTGAAAACCGTGTGTCTTTGCGGTCAAATGGCAATTACCATCGTTTCAAGGTAACGCCTACTGGTGCTAACTGGACAACGGCTGTTGGTATGGACATTGATTTGTCTGGTCAGGGTGTTCGCTAATGGCAACGATGTTCAGAACTCTTGCGCCATTTGGTCAAGACCCTCGGGCTATTTCCGAGGTCGTCAACGGCATCATGAACGGCAAGACGAACAACACCGGGACAATTACCCTTGCTACGGGTAATGCCACAAGCACAACGCTTTATGACGAGCGAATCAGCCCTGACAGCAAGATCATTTTGATCCCGTTCTCTGATGCTGCCGAGCAAGACGCTGCGCCTTATGGTCAGTTTGCCAATAACACCGATCAGTCGGCTCCTAGTGCGGGGTCTTCTGCTGTTGTTTTGTGGGACGAAACAACAATTGCAAACGGGATGTATTTGTCAAATTCGACCCGCATCAATGTAAGAAATGGCGGTGTCTATGATGTATCTTTTTCGTTGCAGTTGAGCAATTCAACCAATGACCATCAACACGCTGATGTGTGGGTGCGGATAAACGGAGTAGATTTAGTTAATTCTGGACGCAGATTTGGCATTGGCCCAAGAAAGTCAACAGGCGACCCAAGCGCAGTAATTGCCGTAATGAACAAATATGTAAACCTAAGTGCTGGCGATTACATTGAAATTGCTGGCGCTGTGTCTGATGTTGGGGTTACGCTTGAGCATTTTGCTGCTGACACTGGGATTCCAAGACCAGCAATCCCTGCGGCAATCATTGATATTCAGTACATTGCTCCTATGGCGTACTCAAATATTTATGTAAGTTCTCAGTCAAAGGGTAGCGCAGTGATTTCCCACTACGCAAATTCAACAGCAAACAAGACATATGCGTATGTCATTGTTGGCTAAAGTGTATATAATGGATTCCGTGGATCAACCGCTATGGAATCCGAACTTTCAGGAGTGAAACATGGCGACTACAACCACATCCACAATTGACCCAACCGTTCAACCGTACTTAAGCTACGGATTGAGCGAGGCACAACGGCTTTATCAGGCTGGTGGCCCACAATACTACCCCGGTCAGACTTATGTTTCTCCATCTCAGACCACTCAAACTGGTTTGCAAGCATTGGAGACGCGGGCATTGCAGGGTAGCCCACTAGTTGGTCAAGCACAGCAACAACTGCAAAGCACTATTGGCGGTAACTACCTGAGTGGCAACCCATTCTTTCAAGGTGCGTTTGCCCCTGCTGCTCAAGCCGCTACAGCCCAATTTAACCAAGCAATCGGTGATATTGGCTCTGCCGCATCTAAGGCTGGTCGTTACGGCTCTGGCGCAATGGGTTCTTTGCAAGATCGTGCTTCTGGTCAATTTGCACAGCAACTGACAAACACTGCTGGTCAATTGGCTTACCAGAACTACGCTGACGAACGCGCCCGACAGCAAGCCGCTACGATGGCTGCTCCCGGCATGGCTCAAGCTGACTACCAAGACATTCAGAACTTGTTGGCGGCTGGTCAAGCCCGTGAAGGCTACACTGGTCAGCAACTGCAATCTGATATTGCTCGTTTCAATTATGGTCAGCAATTGCCACAACAGAACTTGTCGGCTTTCTTGTCCAGCGTGTACGGCAACCCAATGGCTAATCTGAGAAGCACAACTCAGTCTGGTACTGCTGACACATCTACCTTGCAGAATGTCTTGGGTACTGCTGCAACATTGGGTGGCCTGTATAAAAACATTGGTGGGTCTGCTGGTTTGTCCAGCATCGGCGGCTGGCTTAAGGGTTTTGGCTCTCCCGCTGTTTCTAGTGGATTTCAAGACATAGGCGGTCTTGGTTCTGCTTCAAACAACATTCTTTATGAATTGGGGTTACTGTAATGGCTGGACTACTCGACATTTTCGGCACTGGCGGTAGCGAGACTCTCGGTCTGTTGGGCATGAGTCCAGCAGAGATTCAGCGCAACCGTGATGACGCACAAGCACAAGCCTTGTATGGTTTGGCGGCTCGATTGTTCCAAGGTGGCAACACTGGTCAATCTATTGCTGAAGGCTTGCAACAAGGTCAGAAGTTGTACTCTGCTGCCATGCAAAACCAACTGCAAGACCAATTGCAGGGCTTCCAACTCAAAGATTTGCTGGAAAAGCGCAAGCGTGAGAAAGAGGCTGAGAATCGTTTGGCATTGGCTAACCGATTGTTGCCAAGCCTGATGAATCCAGAAACAGCCGCCATCCCTGCTCAAATGGTTGAAGAAGAAGGCCGATACATTGGCGAAACACCCGCTGTTGCCGCAAAGCCCGGAGGCATCAATAAGAATGTGTTTGATGCTCTGTCTGCCTCTCCTGAAGGCCAAAAAGCCTTGCTGAATTTTGTTAATTTGCAAAAGGCATTTGGCGGCGAACTTACCAATCTTGCTGAAGGTGCAAAACTGGTTCGCATCAATCCTCTTACTAATCAGCAAGAGGTGGTTGCAACTGGCGCACCAAAAGAAAAGCCAATTCAACGCTTAACTGGCGCTGAAAGCAATGCGGCTTTGCGATTATTCCAAACAAATGATCCAATCGAATTGGCTAAGATTCCCGGCGCTATGGATAAGATCAGTGCTGAAGCCTCAAGAGCCAGAAAAGATACTGCAACTGTTGTATATCCTCCCGGCGCTTTGACTCCAGACAAAGGCGTTGTAAAAGATGTGCAAAACTCATTGCTTGAATCTGGTTCTCGTCTTTCAATGTATAACCAGATTGAAAGTCAGTTCAAACCAGAGTATTTGCAACCAAAGTTTAAGGCTGGTCAAGCATGGTCTGCCATCAAAGAAAAATCTGGTGCAAATCTTGACCCTAATGAAAAACAATCGCTTGCACAGTTTTCTCAGTTTAAGCAGAACACTCTGAACAACTTGAGTCAGACAATTAAAGCACTTACTGGAGCCTCTATGGGGGTTCAGGAAGCCGCACGAATTGAGGCTGGCTTGCCAAGTGCTGGACAAGGCATCTTTGATGGCGATAGCCCAACAGAGTTCAAAGCAAAACTAGACAATACGATGAGAGAGTTGCGTCTTGTTGAGGCTCGTAATGCTTACATCCTAAGACGTGGCTTGTCGTTCAAAGATATACCTTTGGACAATGTGCCAAAACTTATCAATGATCGTGCTGCTGAACTGGCAAAACAGTATCAAGTTGATTTGAAGAAGGCGACACCAACACAGATGAACGCAATCAAACGACAGCTTTCTGTTGAGTTTGGTATTTCTGCTGATTAAGGAACGTCATGAGTGAAATTAATTTTGCAGACGAATTGCTTGGCAGCAAGCGAAAGAAAGATCAAGAAGCCCCAACAGCAAACATTGATTTTGCTTCTCAACTGCTTTCTGGAAATCGCGCACTCACTCCTGAAGTTGGTAGCGGTCAGTTTCCCGGCCTACAAGAAGCATTGACTGCAATTAGTTCTCCTCAGATGGGTGCTGATGTACCGACTGCGTTTATGGGCGGCATCCCTACTGACAAGCAAGCAGCAATCAAGTTCTTTGCTGAAAAGCGTGGTTTGCCCACAAGCCGCTATCGTATTATTGATGGCGAGATCGCTTATCAGGCAGATGATGGCAAGTTCTACAAAGAGATTGCTGGCCCTGCCGCTACTGCCGCTTACTATGCGCCTGATGTGCTTGAGGCTGCTCCCGGTGTTGTTGTTGGTACTACTACAGCACCATTGATGCTTACTGGCCCTTTGGGTGCAACGGCTAGTATCGGCGCTACTGGTGCTACTGATGCTTTGTCAAACTTGATTCGTCAAATAGCTGGCAAAGAAATTTCTGGACAAGAAGTTAGCCCCGGTCAAGTTGCATTGTCTGGTGTTATTGGTGGTGGTGCTCAATCAATCCCCGCAGTGGCAAAAGTTGTTACTGAACGAAACTTGGTTCGTGACATTGCCACAATGAACAGACCTGAAGCATTGGCTCTTATTAGGAAGGCAAACCAGCAAGGTGTGTTCTTGACCCCTGCTGAGATTACAAACTTGTCTTCTTTGATGGGGCAACAAAAGGTTGTGAGCAATCTGCCAGCGTCCACAAAGACAATGCAGACAATGTATCAGGATCGAGAAGTTAAGCAGATTCGCCCTGCTGTTGATAATTTCCTGAAAAGCATTTCTCCAGTGTCTGATGTTGCAGAAGCTGGTGCTAAAGGTCAAAAAGCATTGATTGAAGCAAAAGCAATGCTTGAGGCTGAACGCACTGCCATAACAGAGCCTATCTACCGAGATGCGTTTGCTCAATCTGTGCCTGTTGATGTGGCTCCTGTTGTTAGCAAGATTGACGATTACATCAAGACAGCAAAAGGCTCACAACGCTCTATGTTGCTCAAGATGAAAGAGTTGCTATACACAGACAAACCTCGCCTTAATGAAGCTGGTGATGTTGTCATGGAAAAGGCTCTTGATGATCGCTTGCCAGCATTGCAAAACGCAAAGTTTGAAATTGACAAGATGTTTCGTGAGGAAACATTTAGTTCAATGGATAAGAAAATCCAAGCACAACTTACGGACTTGCAACAACAGTTGGTTGAGCAAATGGGCAAGGAAAACCCTGCCTACATTGAGGCTAACAAAGCATTTGCTGAAGCGTCTAAGCCTTTGGATCAATTTGCACAAAGTAAGGCTGGCTTGAGTCTTTCTGGAATCTCTCCAGATAACCTCAATCAGTTCTCTAAACGCTTGTTTGAGAGTAATTCTGTTCCGGCAATTCGATATGCCAAACAGCAAATCCAAAAGGCTGATCCAGAAGCGTGGGATGCTGTTACTCGCGCATATATGCAAGATGTTTGGACTAACGCCAAAACACCCGCAAAGAATCAGCGCGGCATGAAACTTGACACTGGTAACAGTTGGCAGAATATGCTTCTGGGTGACGAGAATACTCAAGCCGCTATTCGTGCGGCATTGTCACCACAACAGTTTCAGGCATTGACTGATTTGGCTAGTGTTTTGGAAGCATCCGCAAGGGTTCAAAAACTTGGTTCTGACACTGCTTTTAACCAAGAAATCATCAAGCAAATGAAGCAACAAGCAAAGGGTGATCCTGTTGCTATGGCTGCTGGTGGTGCTGGCACATTGTTGCAACCTCAGAATTGGGGCAAGATGATTTCAGATTGGGCTGTTGAGCGCCGATTTGCTAATGACGCAGATAAAATTGCACAAATCATCACATCTCCTGACGGAATAAACAGGCTCAAGGAATTGCGCCAAATGTCGCCAACATCGGCACAACGATGGGCCTTGACCGCTCAACTCTTGAGTAGTTATGGAATTATTGAACAGAAGGATTAATCATGGCAAAGACAAAGATTAGCGAGTGGTCAGCAACGCCCTCAAACAACACTGACATTGATGGCATTAACATTGCTGAAGGTTGCGCTCCTAGTGGCATTAACGATGCCATTCGGGAGATGATGGCTCAAGTTAAAGACTTGTATTCAGGCACAACTGGTGACGCAATCTCGATTGCTGGTGGTGGTACAGGCTCTACAACAGCCTCTGCCGCACGTACAGCCCTCGGCTTGGCGATTGGCGCTGATGTTCAGGCGTATGACGCTGACTTGACTACCTTGGGTGCTGGTGGCTCTGCTGCTCGTTCATTCCTTGGTTTGGCAATCGGTACGGATGTTCAAGCCTACAACGCCAACAATGCTGTTACCAACGTAGCTCAGTCATTTACAGCCGCACAGCGTGGCTCTGTATCTGCTCTGACAGACGGCTCGACCATCACCCCTGACTTTGCTGTAGCTAACAACTTCTCTGTTACCTTGGGTGGCAACCGAACACTGGCTAACCCCACAAACATCACTGCTGGTCAGTCTGGTGTGATTGTGATTACCCAAGACGGTACAGGATCGCGCACACTGGCCTATGGTAGCTACTTCAAGTTTTCCAACGGTACAGCCCCAACTCTGACAACAACAGCCGCTGCTGTAGATGTTTTGGCGTATTATGTGGAAAGTTCTACCCGCATCACTGCTCGCCTGATTGGTGATGTCAAATGAGTGTAATTAACGCAACCCCACTACTTGCCGCTGCTGGCGGTGACTACCAGATCAGTCGTTCTGTGCGGCTGCGTTCAAGTGCGTCTGCCACTCTGAGCCGAACATTTGCAACTACTGGAACAAGTTTATACATCCGAACTTTTAGCTTTTGGGTAAAGCGTGGTTCACTAGCTAACGCCAGATATACATTGTTTGCGGGGTATGATGGGTCATCCACAAACAACTTTGATATTTCGTTTGATTCGTCAACTACGAGTCAAGATGCTTTTACTGTGCGTATAGGTGGCACACCAGCAAACGAGTCAATAAGTTCAGCAAAGTTCCGCGATCCGTCTGCTTGGTATCATTTTGTTGTGTCTATCGACACAACTCAAGCAACCGCCGCAAATCGCGTAAAACTCTATGTTAACAATACGCAGATTACAGCGTTCAACTCGCAAACACTTCCGGCCCTAAACCAACAAGTTCAATTTGGTTTGGCTAATGCCAATAATCGGATCGGTACATGGTGGAACGCTGGCTCTAACTTCTTTGACGGCTACCTGACCGAGATCAACTTCATTGACGGTCAAGCCCTGACACCATCCAGCTTCGGCGAAACCGATGCCATCACTGGCGTATGGAAGCCTAAGAAGTACGCTGGCACATACGGCACAAACGGCTTCTATCTGAACTTCTCAGACAACAGCAGCAACACAGCCACAACCATCGGCAAGGACAACTCTGGCAACGGAAACAACTGGACACCGAACAACATCTCGGTGACTTCTGGTGCTACCTACGACAGCATGCTGGATGTGCCTACGCTGTACGCTGATGGCGGCAATGGGCGGGGGAATTATGCTGTCGTCAGTCCGCTGGACAAGAACGCCAGCATCACGGTGGCAAATGCCAACCTGACCGCAACCAGTTCAGGGGGCGCAAGCTGGACTTCTGGTCGTTGCAGCATCGCTGTCTCAAGTGGCAAGTGGTACTGGGAAATTGACGAGACCTACAGCAGTGGTGGCCCGTTGATTATGGGCATCGCGGACTCTGCTTTTAACGTGTTTACGCAGAGGGCAGGTGATACGGCTGGTAGTTATGTCCTCGCCATTGACGGCAACAAGGGCAACAACGGCACTTTTACCAGCTATGCCGGAGGCTCCATTGCGTCAGGTCGCAACATCGGCGTGGCGCTTGACTTGGACGGTGGCACGCTTACCTTCTACAACAACGGAGTCTCGCTCGGAACTGCATACAGCGGCATCAGCGGAACATTCGCCCCGGTATTCTCAATCTACGGAACGCAGGGCGGCACGCTGAACTTCAACTTCGGCCAACGCCCCTTCGCCTACACCCCACCAACAGGCTTCAAGGCTCTGAACACTCAGAACTTGCCAGCACCTACTATCCTGAAGGGGAATCAGTATTTTGATGCTACGCTGTACAGCGGTAATAGTTCTTCTCAAACTGTAACCAACTCTGGCAGTATGCGACCTGATTTGGTTTGGATTAAGTCTCGAAATGTTGGCGGCAACAACCACAACCTGTGGGATTCTGTTCGTGGGGCTGGTAAGGCGCTATTCAGCAACTTGACAGACGCTGAAGGCACAGACACCGACATGACGGGCTTTACATCTAGCGGGTTCTCTTTCAGTGGCGTTGCTTACGATAGCAACACTACAGGAAACAACCTTGTCGCATGGCAATGGAAAGCCAACGGCTCCGCAGTCACCAACACCTCTGGCTCTATCACTTCACAAGTGAGTGCTGGTACATCACAGGGCTTCTCTGTGGTGACTTATACGGGTACAGGGGCTAACGCTACTGTGGGTCACGGTTTGGGTGTTGCGCCAAAGATGATTATTGTTAAAAGGCGATCTGGCGTTAGTAATTGGGAAACATATCATTCAAGTCTTGGTGCTGCGTATTATGTTGTTCTGGACGGAACAAACGCTCAGATTAACAGCACTGTGGTATGGAACAACACATCGCCAACAAGCAGCGTGTTCTCGCTTGGGACTGGTGGCAACAACACAAGTTCTGCAACCTACGTCGCCTATTGCTTCTCAGAAGTCGCTGGTTTCAGCAAGTTCGGCTCGTACACTGGCAACGGTTCTGCTGATGGGCCTTTTGTGTTCTGTGGGTTCAGGCCTCGGTATGTGATGATCAAGCGCACAGACTCTGCGCTGGGTTGGGTCATCTGGGACACGGCACGCGGCACGTTCAACACTGACGACAAGGTTCTTCAGCCAAACCTGTCCAACGCCGAAGCGGCCAGCACGCTGTTCATCGATGTCTTGAGCAACGGTTTCAAGATCAGAAACACGCCGGGCGAATTCAACGCCAGCGGCGGCACATACATCTTTGCCGCCTTTGCCGAGCATCCATTCAAGAACTCTCTCGCACGATAAGGAAAACCCATGTTTCAACTGAACGGAAACCCAATCTCCCCTGACACAGCCTTCACTGCTGGTGACATTCAGTACCCCGCCAACTGGATTCGTTTGTCCTCACCAGAGGAACGAGCCGCCATTGGCATCACTGAAGTGGCTGACGAGGACACATCCTTTGACTCTCGTTTTTACTGGAGCAAAGGCAACGCCAAGGCTTTGGAAGACAAGCTAGAAGTCAAGCAAGACGGAACACCTCTGATGGTTCAAGTCTATGACGAGGCAACAAACTCAATGGTTGACACTGACAAACAAGTGGTGACCAAGGGTTTGAAGTCGCAGATGATCGCTCAAGTCAAGACAACTGCTGGCTCATTGCTTGCCGCTACCGATTGGAAAGTGGTTCGCGCATCTGAAGGTGTGAAGGCTGTTGACGCTGACACATTGGCTGAACGCGCCGCTATCCGCACTGCCTCTGACGCAAATGAAGCCGCGATCACTGCTTGCACAAGCGTTACCCAATTGGCTGCACTCAAGCTGACTTGGCCCGTTTAAAATAAGGAATCTTTGAGGCGTAAACATGGACAACCAACAACTTTTTAACCTCGTAGTATCGGTTGCAGGGTTTCTTGCTGTATTCGTGTTCTATCAAGTCATGCAACGCTTGCAACGCCTTGAAGACAATCTGAGCGCACTTGAAAAGCAATTGCCTCACGACTATGTGACCAAAGACGACTATCGCGCTGACATTAAAGAAGTCAAAGACATTCTGCGACAAATCTTTGATAAGTTAGACGGTAAGGCAGACAAATCATGAAAGATTGGGCAATAGCTTTCGTAGCCGCTGCCCTTGTTTCATGCCTGACTATTTGGGCTGCTTTTTCAATTATGCCGATTCTTCAGTGGGTGCTTAGATGATTGGTATGCTGCTTGATCCAGAAGCCGCCCTTGATGCGGTTAATAAGGCGGTGTCTCTGGTCAAAAAGGCCAGTGCTACAGCGCAAAGTGTGGAGTCTCTGGCTCCAATGCTTGGCAAGTATTTTGATGCAAAGGCCAATGCTATTGCGTCTGCTGAAGCTGCCAAAGCAGGGACATTCGGCGGTTCTTCTATGGGCAAGGCTCTTGAGATTGAACTTGCCATTGACTCACAAAAAGAGTTTGAAGAAGACCTCAAACGCTTGTTCTGGAACGCCAACAAAATGGATGTTTGGCAGAAGATCAAGGCTCGGGCTACGGTCATGGAAGCAGAGGCCGCTAAAGCCGCTGGTAAGGCCAAAGAAGACGCTCGGCGCAAGAAGCAAAAGGACAAAGAAGACCTTGAAGTGGCGATTGCCATTACTTTGTCTGTTGTGATTTTCCTGATCCTGATGTGGGGTGGATGGGAGTTGTTCTCTTTCTGTCGCAAGAACGGGTGTTGAGATGTGTGGAAACTTCTCAAGTGGTTCGATGTTGGCACAGATTGGAAACTTGGGTTTGACCGATTTCTCAAGTTCTGCTGTGGAGCCATCATTACTCACCACTTGCTTGACATTTTGTATGTCTTGCCTGTGGAAGATTCCAAGTCCATCATTGAGTTCATAAAATCCAATATTCCATTTGGAGGCTAATGAAAGTCCTGAAAATCTTAATGCTGTGTTTGGCCTTGACTGCTTGTGAAGACCAGTACCGCTATTTCTGCCAAAACCCTGACAACTTTTACAAAGAGCAATGTCAGAAGCCTCGTTGCCAGTTCACGCAGACTTGCCCGGAGTATCTTGTAGCCCCCGTATTGGAGAAACAAATTGAGCAAACCAGACCAGCCTCAGAGCCAACACCTGTCCGCTGACGAAATCGAGGTCAGGATATGGGGTTTCGTAGTCGTAATGATTACGCTAATCCTGACATTCATTGTCTTTGCATTGCTGTACTCGGTAACATTTGTTACGCAACCGATCAAGGCAATGGCTCCGATTGACCAAGCATATACAAAGATGCTGAACGACATTGTTCTGCTGATTGTGGGTGGTATCGGTGGGGTTGTGGGCAAACGAGCAGTGGGGGCGGCAACGCAAACATTCTCCCCAAAGCCACCAGCGGCTGCGGTTCCTGTGCCTCAGCCGCAAAACCAGACCAACCAATCAAGCCTTCCTGACTTCAACTGGATGGGATTTAAAAACCCCGAGTTGGATGAATCGTGGACTCCCGGCCCACCACCTACAACACCGCCAGATCATCTTGAAGATGATGACGAGCGACAAGTAATTGCCGCCGCACGACTTGAGGACAAATGATGTTTGGCATACCACTTCCTTGGGTTATCGGTGGGGCGGCAATCCTTGTTGTCTCTACCTACTTCACAGGCCATCACAAAGGCTGGACACAGCGTGATGCTGAGATGCAAGTGGAGATTGCTCGAAAGAATGAGGAATCTCGTGCCAAAGAACAAGAGATGGTTACTGCTGTCAATCAGAAAGATGAAGAATTAAGAAAGGCTAATGATGTTGTCAACAAAAAACAAACTGATCTTAATCGCCTCATTGCTACTGGCAGGGTGCGGCTCCCGACCACAAGTTGTGTACAAGCCACCACAAGTACCACCGTTGCCAGCGGAAATAGCGCAGAAGAAAGAGCCAAACCTGACGAACAGGCTAATCAACCTTCTGACTCCGAGCGAGAAACCCTCCAACTTATCGCCCAAATCGCCGCAGACGGAGACAAAGCAATCAACCAACTCAACGCCTGTATCGACTCCTACAACGAAATGAGGAAAATCGTAAATGGTCAACGCTGAACAACTCAAGGCATTGCATATTGACTCTAAGTGGGTTGATCCGCTGAACGAAACATTCAAGCGTTTTGATATTGTTACGCCTCGTCAGCAAGCCGCCTTTATCGGGCAGTGTGGTCACGAATGTGGTCACTTCAAGATGCTGGAAGAAAACCTGAACTATCGTGCTGAAACTTTGGCAAAGCTCTGGCCAAAGCGTTTCCCAACATTAGAGTTTGCTAAACAGTACGAGCGTAATCCCAAAAAGATTGCTAACTATGTTTACGCAAATCGTATGGGCAATCGTGATGAAGCGTCTGGTGACGGTTATCGGTTCCGAGGAAGGGGTTGCATCCAGTTGACAGGCTCGGCGGGGTACTACCACGCTGGAAAAGCCCTCGGTGCTGATTTTGTGATGGAGCCTGACTTGGTTGCTACACCTCAGTACGCAGCACTAACCGCTGGCTTCTTTTGGAACACACAGCGATTAAATGCTTTGGCTGAAGTATTGAATCACACAGCACTGACCAAGAAGATCAATGGTGGGACTATCGGTCTTGATGACCGTATCAAGCACACTAACCATGCCTTGGCAGTTCTAGGCGGCTAATCGGCACATAACAACAAGCCTCAGAAGCACTTGTCTCAACCAATACGACAGGTGTTCTTTGGCCCATTGTTTGTTTTGGGTGATTGATATACAGCTTGCAGTTATGGCAATAGTGATCCGGGTGTTCTGGATCGCATCTTGTAATGTCAAACGGCATCATTCTTGTATTCCAATTCAAGTAGGAGTTCCAAGTAATGGATTGCTTTTTTAATGTCAGCAGCACCATTCTTTTCTTTGTGACGGGTGATGTACTTAACTACATTACCCTCACAGAAACCCAAATTATTTGCATGGATATAGACGATTGGCTGGATGCCTTTGTCTTTGTAGTGACTGCCTGAGACTTGTTTATCAAGGGCTGATGGTTTGCTCATGCGACAACTCCCAAGGTCACGACAATAAAGAGGTGAATTGCAAATATCGCAAGCCATCACACCTCCTTAACAAAGATGCCTTCTGGTGTCAGATAGCCCTTGCGGTCTTTAATCTGTTCATAGGCGTGATTAAAACAAGTCACAAGGTCAAGATCAGCAGTGGCGCAACCCATGACAAGGGTAACGAGAATATCGCCGTATGCGTCAATCATGGCCTCTCGGTCATTGTTTTCAATTGCATCAAACAACTCGTGGACTTCTTCCTGAGTTTTTCTAGCTTGTGCTTTGGGGTTGCTGTTCTGAACAATCCCTCTAGCCTCGCCCCATTGAACGACCTTCATTTCAGTTTGTGCGTAACTCATTTTTAGATTCCAGTTGTGTAATTTGATTGTTCCCACACTACAGAGCGAGCAAGCAACATTGATGCTTTATCTTTAGCTTTTGAAAAAGCATCCACACTCAAATTGTGACAACCAAGAGGGCTTGAACTGCGTACATCAACATAGTCAAACGCATCAATTTTTTCCCATTTGAAAGACCACAATCGCTTTTGTTCAACGTAGTATCGTTTTTCTTCTGGAGAGTGAATGATTCTGACTTTTTTGAACAAATTACTCATTTTCTTCCTTATAGGTGGGGTACTCGCTGCACTGTTTGCATATGACGGCTACCGCAATTGAAGTAGCACTAACAGCATCCGCTTTCCCCCGTTAACTCAATAGCAACCGCACTGCATCTTGCCACCCCATGTTGGATGGCATTGGTAGCGCGATCCAGCAGGGCAAGCGGCAAAAGCAGAAATTGCGGCAGAAGCCAAAACAATTGCAGTGATAACTTTTTTCATTTCATTTCCTTGGTTGGTTAAAAGGGAACATCGTCATTCATATCATCAAACCCGCTAGACGCTTTAGAAGCCTTTTTAACGGGCGCTGAGTCCTTGGGCTTGACTGACAGGCTCAAAAACTTTTTACCCGTCTTCTCGCTCGTTTTAAGCCAAGCCGAAATCCAAAGATCAACGCCATTGACGTTAAGACTTCCCTTGTAATGGGGATGGTTATCTTGTTGTCTATCATCGTTTTTAAACAACGCGCCACGATTTTCATTACTGTATTCCATTTAATGCTCCTTTGTAAGCTGAAAACTCTTTGTGCAACTTGTTTGTTGCTTCTATTGCTACCAGTTCAGCTAATTCCTTGTCATCGTAATATCCAAAACTATGACACTTTGAATTAACCCTTAATTGAACAAACCATTTCTTATCTCTTTTGTGCCACATTACTCCTTTAATTCCTGTTGTATTACGAGTGCTAATTTTTTGGTTCATGCCATTTTGAGACTTTGTTGCTTCTCTCAAATTTTCAATTCGATTGTTAGTTTTGTTGTTATCTATGTGGTCAACATAGTCTGGCAAGTATCCGTGGTGATACAAAAAAATTAGCCTGTGAGTTTTCTGAATTTTTGAGTTGACATGAATTCTGTAATAGCCTGTTTTTTCATCCAATGAGCCAGCGGCCTGACCTATTTTTATTGAATTGGATTTTTTTACTTTCCAGTACAAAACTCCATCTGCATAATCAAAAATTGATCGGACAAGTTCTTGTGTAATCATGCTTCACTCCATCAAGTGTCATCAAAAGGTTGTGGCAGGAGGTGATGAATCTCTTTTCAGGCTGCAGACCCTAGCCACTCCACCATTTTACAAGTCTTTTGCTTTCTTAATTGCACTGCGTGTTTTGCTGTCTAACAGCGTCCACAACGCTACTTTTTGATCTGCCTCTAGGTTCTCCCCTTCAAGCCTTGCCAAAGCCTTCTTAGGATCGCCCTCGGACACAT